CTAAACCCGCAATGATGCCATCTATTTGTTGCTGAATTGTTTCGTTGGTATTGATACCCTCTAACATATCAAACTGTAAATCGCTTATGTCCGGGTCGCTTTTAGTCAAAACATCTGTATTTACCTCGTTGGCATTCACAGTTGCCAAGTTTGTCAAATAGTTATATGACGTGTAGTCCAAATTATTTATACTCATTAATATATAGATAGAGAATAATGTCCAAAGTCTCTAATACAAATTACAACGAAAACCACATTTCTGTGAAGACCGACTCCATGGTTAAAATGGTTAAGGAATTGGCGAAGCTGGGAGTCTTCAAAACAAAATCAAAGAAAAGGGCTAAATCGTCAGTTAGCGACGCAATTCGCCAAGATAGCGATATGGTTGGATATACCAAGACACTCGGTGGCCCTCAAATGCGGAATATTCCAGCAATTCAGCAAATACAGCCCGGGATGAGTCAGAGCCAGATTGAGGATGTTCAACGGCGCAATGATGCCGTCGTTGCCGCTTTGCGCGGTGAGGTTCAACAACAACGCCTAGAAGATATAGAGGCACAACAAGGTCAGAGATTTGAGGATATTACAAAACTCGGTGGAATAATAAATCCATTATTGGAAAGATTTAGAGGTTCTACTTTTCCAGCACAAGCTATGGGCGACCAACCCATAGACCCATTCTCTACAAGACGTCCGGGTGCTATTCCTCTTGGTGACATTCCAGATACCCAGGAAACGCGATTCACGAAATCATCAAGTGAAGGCGCACCCAAAGCAGAAGAGGAGCAACAAATTGTTAGTCTTGGTGAAGAAGAAGAAGAAGAAAATGTACCCGGTATTTCTATTGAAAAAATCAAAGAAGAAGAGCTCCCAGTTGCTAAAGCTGAGTTTGAGACACGCACTCCAATTCGCGGATTTACTTCACCGCCACCTAGTGCATTGGGACAGCCACAACCTAAGATAAGAGGGTCAAAGAAACCCATAGAACAACAAAGAACCGAAGAACGCTCACGAGTAGTTGATGAGGCTGGATGGAAACCAATCCCACCAGAAGTAACAAGTGATTTAAAAACTATCCAAAATTATTATTTATACCTTATTGGACTAACTGGTGATGAGGAGGATACCAGTCTAAAAACTAAAGCCAATTATTATAAAGCGGTTTATAATATCGTGGATGAAACGGCTTTATACGTATAATTTATTCTGCCTCTATTGTATATGGCCGACTTCGTGGAAGAAAACGTGCGAACAGAGATGATTGATTTAGCCGATTTACCTGATTCCCTCATTTATAAATTGCCCGAGATTGAATATACTTATTCCCCCCTTCGCTTCGGCGTTGGTGAATGGCAACAGATTGAATACTACGAAAAACGATTTGAAAAGGCATACCCCGGGTTGCTTGGACAGTTTGCTTGCCTCTACTACATGGTAGAGGAATGGCACGCCGAGGCCACCAAGCGCACTCCCTTGGAGGAGATTGAATACAAGAAGAGCCTATAATATTTCTCATTATATCCCATATAATGCAAAATACTTCAGCACCACGACCGACACTTTACGACTCATTGAGGGTTGGTTATTTACCGAGCGAATCTGAAAAAGGCCGCGAGATGGCCAAATACGGCTACCAGATTGACAAGGGGCTCAGCGACGACAACCAGCAAGTATATTACAATCCTGAAACCAAGAAGCTCCTCTACAATGTCACCGGGTCGCAATCATTAACTGACTGGGTAAATGTTGATGCCAAGTTGGCTCTAGGCGGCACCATCGGCAAGGGAATCAAAGCAATCGGCAAACCTTTAGAAAGAGGGATTGAAACACTTCTACCTTCATCTTGGCGAAACAAGTTTGAGAGAGGATTTGAGAATGTTGTTGGCGGATTCAAAGACACTACTCGGTATAAAGACGCCGACGAAACCCTGAAAGCCGCAAAGGCCAAGTATCAACCCGCTGACGTCAGCATCACCGGGCATAGTCTTGGCGGCCGCATCGTCCAGGACATCGCAAAGAAGTCCGATAAGGTATTTGCGCTAGACCCAGGTCAGACCATCGGTCAAAAAGTGAAGGGCAATCAAAATGTGTTTCGCTCCGCCGGAGACGTCGTATCACTTGCCTCTGCTGGTTCTAAAAATGTGACCACACTTGCGAATCCACATGTTAGGAGAATTATTCCTGCTTTGCTTACAGGAAACCCCAATACCATTGGTGTTGCTGCTGCCATCGATGCGTACCACGCACACGACATCGGAAATATCAAAGGTTCAAATATTTTTATTTAATCAAGACGGCACCCCACTATTGTAAATGTGAAATTGGCAGTAAGTGGTAAGAATGCAGAGAAGGGGTCTTCGTTTCTCATTGGACTCGCTCTGAGTGTTAAATCCACCACTTCTTTGCCTTTTATAAAACTGGTTACAAGTGCAGACATTGTTCCCTGAGTTCGCACATCATTTGTGTATGGAGATGTTGCCACCGACCCAAGCACTCCAATTTGTGTCTGTCTTTGTGGATTCGTCAATGACATTTGGGATATAAAATCCAATCCTGCCAATGATAGATTCCACGCCGAATTATAATAACACGCCCCAGCGTGCCACGTTGTCTGTGTCAAGAAGATATTGAATCGCTCATATTTATGCCAAAAGGATTGACACAATTTTCGCAAATCAATGCCCTTCAATGTGAATGTGGTGTATCCAGTATCACGCACTCCCAAGTTGGTTTCCGTCGTTGTAAGTCCCCACGGATTGATATTGAGAGTCGCCTTTTCCACCTCGTAAATGGGTTTGACGAAAAACGCAATTTGAATGAATGGTCTTGTCAAAGAAGTATATCCTGCCGCAACAGTTGGTCCCGTATTTTCGCTATTACGAAAGGCAATTTTGAGCGGGACATTATCTCCATCTTTTTTGAACTGGACTGGAGCAACTGGGTATGCCAATTCATACCCATATTGAGTAGTAGCAGTTGGATTTATTACTGTTCCAATCAATGCGTTTTCAGTTGATAAATTGAGTTGATTAGTATTGTTGCTTTGTTTCGTTCCATTATTTACAAAATTGAGTCCGCTCATTTGAACGGGTGTAATACGAATATCACCTGTATTTGTTCCAGTTCCATTCATAGACCACATACCCATTTGTATTTCAAAATCATCGTGTTTATCCCAAAATAAATTACATAATCTTCTCATATTAAAATCAGGATATGAATATTCAGTTCTATCAGCACTTACAATTCGTTTTATTGCGTTTATTGAGGCGGTTGATGGTGTTGAATTGAAACCATAAATAGCACACTCATTCATTTTTCCAGGTATGACTGGTTCAAATAGAAAATGAAACTCAACATTATTGAAATTGTTTCCGGCATCAAAAATACCAAATTGACTTGCATTAGTGAAATAACTTGCCGACAAAGCAAACTCAAAATTAACCATTCTATTGCCCTTTTGGAAATTGAAAGACCAACCTGTATTCACAATTAATGGATTAACTGCTGGTGCAGCTGCGGACACAAACGTATAGGCAACAGGCACCCATTCTTTATTCATATTTGACCCTGTTGTTTCATATATTACATTGGACCATTCTAAACCTCGCAAATTATATGTTATGTGTCCTTGCTGTGAGAATGTGACAGCAACTGCTCCCTCTGTTGAAAAGGAAACTAACTTCAGAGCAAATTGGTCGTATTTGTCCCACATCTCTCCCATGACATTTTTCATATCAATATTGTTAAATGTGAATGCCGTCTTTTGCGCGTTAATCGTGCAAGGATTAATCGTAGATTTTGTAGATAATATAAGTGAAGCACTGTCTGATAGCATTTATATTATATGTATATTATTATTCCTTAACTCCCACAACTGAAAATGTGAAAAAGTTTCTATTTATTGCCAGAGGTTGGATTTCGCCTCCGTTATTGGCACACCAACAATAAATCGTAAAATTGATATTCTCACTCTCGGGTTTGCGAAATGTATTTATTGACATCGGCGGTTCTCCATATTCTGCGTCATACGAGAATTGGTCTACATAAAACAATTGCTGTGTGAATCCATTTCCTTGTTTATATCCGTTTGTCACACGTAAGTTATTGATAAATTGAAGACCCTCAAGTTCAAACCACATACGGCGTTGAGCTGCAGTAAATGTCGACCCTGCTAAACAAAAACCAATATTATTGCATATCAAGTTGAACTTTTCATATTTATTCCATAAACTGCCTAAAATATTCCTCATATTGATATTGGTAAATGTTAGGATTGTTTTGTTTGCGTTTGCTGAACCGAATTGATTTGTTGTTCCTTCTCCTGCTCCTCCTGGTAAAAGAAATCCATTGAGTGTGAAATTAACCTGTTCATTTTGATACAGCAACGCATATGGACTTCTGTAAATCTTAGTATCATCAATCGGCACAAACGCCAAAAAGAAAATACGCTGTGCCATTGATGCTGTTCCTCCTGTTTCATCTACAAATTGCAATGTCAATTGAACATTGTTCGCATCAGGTTTTATCATTACAAATGTTCGACGATTTGATGAGCGGTTTAAATGACGTGGTAATACATTCGTTACATCTATTGCCAAGTTGGTTTCATCAATCGCCGTTTGAAATCCAGGTGGTTTGCCTTGATACGACGCCTGAATTAGATTCAGACCATTTTGATAAAGTGTTGCCATTCCAAGCAGTGATGTTGCCGGAAACGTGTCATTAAAATACATTTTGAAATACTTGTATTTGCTCCACAGTGTTTCGCCTAAAACGATTCTTAAATCAAAGTTGAATGTCACCGTCATATTATTGGCACTTATTACTCCCGTTTGCGATGGGGTTGTTGTAAGTGACCCCGTATTGAGCCATAATTTTGCTATTTCTTGGTCCATTTATAATAAACACAGATTTTATTATAAATTGTTAAAGCACTTAATATCTGGCATAGCAGACACCGTTCTCAAACACGAGAACCTGGTCGTATGAAGCAAAGGCAGTCTGTAGAACAGTCACGGCAGCACCACTGTTCTGGAAATAGTTAATGATACTGAAGATATCACTCGTGTTGGTGTTGGTTCCAGCAAAGATGGATGTCTTGTCAGCATTCTGGTATACCTCCATGTCAATACCAATCAAGAAAGAACCAGAATCAGTTGTGGAAGCGTTAGTCGCAGATACAACAACTGGCAGATTTTGAGTATATGCTGATTTTGTAATACTGGGTTGAAGTTGAAGGTCCGCCAAAGAACCAAAGCATTTAACGGCCTCGCAATATATTTCTTCGGCAGTAGTAGGAGCAGTGCTGGGTAGGACCTCGGATCCGACTCTGAATTGGTATCCGCTTGTTATGGGGGCACCAGTGGTAGCATTTACAGTGCCAACGCCAACGGCAACGTGTGCCAATGGGAATCTTGCAGCGGCACCAGCAGTGGTTCTTGAAACAACCATCAAACTCTTAAGGGATGAAAACTTTGCGGGAATTGGAAAACTGACCTGGATTTGTGTATTATTGGCAATGGAAGCAGAGTTAGTATAAGAACGAAATGAAGGCAGAACCATTTGCATCGGACTGGAAGAACCAGACTTGATGGCAGCAACTGCACTATCGGGCAGCTCGAGGAACTCGCCAGCATAGTTAATGCTAGAGGCAGTAAATGTCGTGATGGTGTCATTGACTGTTGCTAAGCAACGAAGAACAGAAGACTGTAAGACAATTTCCAATCTTAGGGGAGCAGCAGTCATTTCCCATAGAGGAAGGTACTTATCACCCGCCAAAGCACCAAGCATGGAAATCAAGTTGATAGCAAAAGGATAGGCAAAGGTTCCTGCAGCCAAATCACCAAGAGCAGCACCTCTATTGACAGAGGAAGCATTAAGAATAGCACCAGCAGCAGCACCCTGAAGAACAGAGTAATCGGGATTAGTTCCGCTGGTAATAGAGAATCTACCCTTAACCGAATCTTCGGGCGCTTGGTAATCGTAGAGGATTTTTGCTAATTGCGAAAAATTATCTATATCCTCAAGAAGGTTGGACCCGTGGAATATACGGATGCGCTGGATAAAAGAATGCCAGCCGCACGACTCAAGAGTAGTCGCACCAGTGGAACCTGAAACGGTCAAATTAATCTGACCTCTTAAATAGGACTCGGAGGGGATGAGAGCAGTGTTATTTCTTGTGGGGACGTTTATCGTGATTGTGTCGCCCGGATTGTAGTTTCCTGTACCGCCTTGAGGCTGTATTAAAGTTAAATAGCGGCGTGCGGGTGCAGACTCAACTTTGGACTGGTATTTGAGGTTCGCGGGAATCATTTATATTATTGTCGGAGATAAAAACATTTGGAAATCGTCTAAATGTTTTTGATATTTATCGTTTGAGGACATTTCGTTCTAAACCCCCGGAAACTTTTCGTTGAAGAGCTTCCTCTACTTGTTTCATCGCCGGGCGAACTACAAGGGGAACTTTTTGCCCAAAACGAGCCATACCCATTGGCATTTTGTATCCCAGCATTGCTTTTCCTAAAGCTTTCTTATGACCAATCATTATACCCTATATTAAGATTTTATTTAATCGGTAAACTTGATACAATCCAGTTGGAGTGTCATCTGGTAGTTGATGCCATTCAGGTCTATGAGTCGCGCCTCATTATCTAAAAGGCGTATCTGGATTTGGTCCAGCTTATTGACATACAGATTTGTCCTAAAGTTATTCGGGTTCTCATATGTGATAATAGAGAATGGCGCCACATAGACCGGTATCGTCGCCATGATATTCTGGTTGTATGCCTGCGCCACGTTGATATTGTAGGTAGGAAAATTAACCTCTACGTTGATGGCTCGTATCTGATTCAGATTCACACAGTCCCGACCATATAAAAGATTCCCCGCGCTCGTTGTATTTGTCGTTTTACTAAACCCAATGATATGATTAAATGTCCCCGCATATATTGTAAAATTGCTGCTAGCATGTGTTATGAGTAGTTTGCTGGTTATACTGCTATACGTGATTGTATAATCAACTCCCATTGCCAGTTTCAAAACATCTATGAGCTGTGTTATATTGTAGTTTCCAGGTTGAATATAATATGTATTTACTGCCCCAGCTACAAGCCCCCAACTGAATGTATTATCAACGCTGGTTATGGAGTAGAAACTGTACGGGATGCTCGCATTTTGAAGTGAGAGGTAAATATGATGTCCATCAGGTATCTCTATGACCGGCAAATAATAAATACAATTCGCTGTGTTTCCGCCTATGGTCTCAGTTGCGTATCGCGAGTTTAAATATATTTGTAGTGATTCAACGTGTTCCATTTACAGTATCGTGAGATTTTGCTTTTCTAAATACGCTAAATGCTTCTTGCTTCTTTCGTGGGTTCTAATATGTGTATGTGTGTATTTACCACCACATTCGCATGTATGCTTATTTCTTTTTTGAGATATTCTTTCTTGCTCTGTGCGATATGCTTTAACAGTATTAAGATTGGCATCATATTCGCGCCTCCAATGCTCCTCTCGTATCCGTGCTTGTAAGTTTTCCTCACAATCATATTCTTCGATTGGAATCATTTCGCATTTATCCCAACCACCAGCTTCCCGAATCATTTGATAGACTTTCAATTCTTTTGTTTTACATGCACATTTATGAGTTATTTTTCGTTGGTTAAAATCGCGGGTGCTTCCAATATAGATATAATCGTTAATAGTAATTTTATACATAATATACTTCATTTTATATATCATATATACTGTCTTTAATTATTTATCTGTTATATTCAATAGGTTTCCATTTTTATATATTTTTTCTTCAAAGCAATCTATGTCCATATGCTGGTATGGCTGGTCAAATATATAATCGTAAATCTGTTTCGCCTCTATGTCTGTCTTTTTAATCAACTCTTTTACAAGCGTCCCCCATTCTTCCTTGTTTCTCACACCGCTAAATATTGAGACCCAAGTCAGTTGCTTGCGTAAAATCTTAGGGTAATAGAGGTATGACTGAACGGTAAAAAGAAAACAGCAATTCAAATGACGGGCCTTAATCAACATCGCATTCAACTTTGAAAGCAAATGTTTGTCTTTCAAATTATTCGCAAAATCATCTATAATCACAAGCGAGTATTCAGATGGGTCGCCTTCCTCTCGCTCCTCTTTTATCGTTGTTAGTTCATCTCTTATATCATCAAGCGCTTCCCCGGTTAGTTCGTGGAATACTTTGTCGTGATTCTTGAATGGATGTTTTTGTACACTTAAAAAGGAGGACGATGGGCAGAAGTACCAAATGTGGTGAAACTTCTTTTTATAAACCGTCTTCATCTGTGTAAGCAAGTGGCTGGTCTTGCCACTTCCACCTGAACCTATGTAGAGAATAATTCCGCCATTACGACGAGCGACTCCCTCTACAATGTCAGGAACGAAAACATCCATAGTCTCTTTAATCGGCTTTGTCTTTGGTATGGCATCATTGGCAACTTCACTAATATTCAGCGACATATACCATTGGGGGAGATATTTAGGGCGTTGTTTAATTAAGGCAGAATTATTTTCTACCTCTATGATATACAATGGCAGACACTGAACCTGACGATGACACCGAGTCGCTCGTGAAATCCAAGACCAAAAAGGAGAGAACCCCAGCGCAAATCGCAGCATTTGAGAAAATGAAAGCCGCCGCTGCCGCTAAACTGGGCAATAAGGCAATAGACCCCCACAAGAAGGCCGTGTTGGCTATGGTAAAAGAGAAACTGAATGGACCACCGAAAAGTGCGGCTCCGCCGCCCGATAGTGATAGCGAGGAAGAAATCATATCAGCAGTGGAGGAAGTAGTTATTCCTCCTGCGAAGAAAGTCAAGGCCCCCAAGATTGTAGAGGAGGTTGTGAAACCACCCAAGAAGAGCAAGGCCACCCCCTTGCCAGTTGAGTCCGATTCATCAAGCGACGAAGAAGTCATCGTGGTTAAGAAAAAGAAGAAGCCAAAGAAAAAGACGATTATCTATGAGGAATCGTCATCCGATGAAGAGCCCGCACCACCCAAGAGGGAAGCCCGCGAGACTCGTGATACTAAGACCCAGCAGAATAAAGCATCGCGGTTTAAGGTGTCGCTTCCGGAGACAAAGCCAGCGGGCCCTGTATATTACTTTGCTGAGTAGCGCGCCATTCGGCGCGACGCGCCTCTACACGTTCCAAATCTAATACTATCTTTCGTCGGCGTGCTTCTGTTGCGGATATCTTTGGTTTAGGCGGTGGCTTTGGTGGGTTTACCTTTATAGCCGGGTCATGTGGCGGGTCCGCCCTTTTCCGATGCTTCCCATCATTGGCAATGTAGCCCTTCTTCTTATCCCGCTGTCGGGACTTTTGTAAATTGTATTCATCCTTGTGCGTTGAATACCATAATTGCCAGGCGATCCGTTGTCTCTCAGCTGACGTCAAATTGGGGGCAATGTCGCGCATTATAATATCATAGGTTAATATAATCTATGATATTTGCTAAATCTACACGGGCAGGTAAGCGCTTTATGGCTACATTCGCAAATGGAAAGGTGGTTCATTTCGGGTCGGCCGGAGGCCGCACCTACATAGACCACGGGGATGAGGCAAAGCGTCGCGCCTACATCGCCAGACACAGTAAAAACAATGAGAACTGGACCAACCCCTACAGCCCGGGAGCGTTGTCAAGATGGCTACTTTGGGGCGACTCTACATCCATGGATACAAACCATCGTATGTTTATGAAGAACTTTAAAGTCAGCTAATGTAGGCATTTTATAAGTGTATGAATTACACTTATGAAAAGGAGTTAAAGCGGGGGGTCGGGTCAAGTCGGGTCGACGAAGGAGACCTTTAATTCAGTTGTAGCGGAAAATTGAAAATGGTAAATCCGTTAATTACTAATATAATACAAAAATAAAGGTGGTGGTAGGTGGGTGGGAGGGTGGGGGGTGGGAGGTTGTTTTTAAGTCGGCTATCAAAACAAGAAAAAAACACGTTTTTTGGGTTTTTGGGGAAAAAAATGACGTTTTCCCCCGATTTCATCTTTTTTTTCATTTTCTGGTATGAAAATGGAAAACAACCCTCCAACCCTCCACCACCCTCCACCTTCTTTCTTTTTATTAATAATAATAATAATAATAAGACTGTAAATAGAGTGGAAACAATAGGAAGGCTAATAAAAACAGAGGTGGAGGGTTGGTGGAGGGTTGGCCATTTGGTGGAGGGTTGTCATCACCCGCCATTTATAAAAGGCATCCCATTTTAAAGTGCTCCTTCATCATGGGGATATCAAATCTCCGCTTATTTGCGGTCTTTGTACTAATAACATCCCCGACCCCGCCAATTTTGAGATTTTTCAATTTCAAAGAAAATGAAACCAAAGAACATTCAAACTGTATTCCAGAATCCGCTTTGAAAACATTAAATGCTTGGTATTGTTCCATTCCGGTTTTCTCAACGTATGCCAAATTGCCGTTTTCAACGACAAACTGTCGTAGCCACAACTCAATTGGAGATGTCTGGGCTTCCTTGATATCCCGATGATACTCAGTTTCTGGCAACGGCACCTTGGCAAACTTGTCCGCGCCAGGAAGCGCCTTGAAATATTCATAGATAGAACGCACGGCGTTGTCGTCCTCCAACATAGCATACATTTTATCAAAATACTCACGGTTTCCGATAAGCTCATCACTGGCTCGCACAATGAGTTTTCGGCGGTCATCCTTGCTGGTTTTAACTGGGTCTTCATTGTTCGTAGTAATGAAAAAACGATGATAGGATGGGATTTCATAGGGTATGATTCCTTTCTCATTAATAGTGATTCGTGGTTCAGTAATCAACCCCTTGATATATCCATCCGCACCTTCGCCTTCCTTCTTTGATAACTCATCTAGGTTCACTAAAAACGCATTCTTCATTTGGCCATTGAAATTGCCCCATACATTCTGGCTCGGTTTCGTAGTTTGTAGAATCTTTTCATTTCCAAGCATCCGTTCAAAGAGTCGCATAAGTGTGCCCTTTCCGGCACCTTCCTTGCTAATCAATGTAGGGCAAATTGATTTCACGGATGGAAACTGAATCATCTGCGCAATCCACAATTCTAGATAATTTGCCACCGCCTGGTCATTGCCACACATTATTTTTATGTGGTTCTTCACTATGGAGACGGCTTTTTCGTCTTTATTCGTTGCTGTTATATTCTCCATCGCAAAGGGACGCCACAAATTGAATACTGAATCTGGGCATACCAAGTCGTGGGGATATACGGTCATATCGTATTTCATTCGGTTTTCACCATCTTTTAACCAGTCTAAAATAAAACACTTGGATTGGATTTCGTCTTTCACGATGACATCATAACTGATGCGTTCATTGGATGTAATCAAATGAGTTTTTGTCATTACAATATTATCGTTATCGGTGTGGCGTATGAATAGGCCTTTATTACTAATCAGTAAATGTGTTTCTTCAAATCTACGCTTTACAGATTCGTAGTCGCGATTAACATTGATTTTCATTTCAACTGCGGGTTGCCACGAGTCAGGCATTGAAATATCACTGTGGTGTTGTTTATAAGACCATTGCATATTAAGTCCGACATATTCGGCATTAATAGTAGACTCAATTTCTTTGATAAGGGCCTTATCGCCATAGTGGTCGCCATACATCAATAATCCATCAAAGCACAGCGCGCATATATCAATTTGTTTTTTATTTAAAATGCTAATAAGCGATTGTAGAATCTTATTCTCATAGACGCACAGAATGCGATTGAATGCGGACCCGAGCCAGTTATGAATGCGTGAATCCGGTACTGTATCCACAATGTGTTTGTATTCTGGCAACTGGGTTATTTCTGTTTGAATGAACTTACACTCTTTATCAAAGTCGCGCAAGATTTTATTGGTTTCTTTCTTATTGGTTTTGTCGTAGTTCAATGCGCACAAAAACCGTTCCTTACCATCCGCCCCAAATTGAGATAGAATCTCGTCCCGGTTGTTGATATAGTATTCTAACTGCGGACACGCAATGCCATTGAGCTTACAAATGTATCTGGCAATCACCACGTGGGCATTCTTCATATCAATGTCCGTGGTGATGCCATCACATAAAAATCCGCGAAATTGTCTTGCTTGTCCTTGTAGGGAATTGCCGCAATAAAGGCGACCTCCCACGCTTGTAGGGGTTTTCTCGGTGAAGCTATAAATGCGCGAAATCTCACCTTTACACTTGATGAGTGATTTGGTGTATGAGATGAGCATCTCGTATTTGATACGACGCTCGTCTTCGTTCTTACAGTTGGCGGAGCAGAATAGTTTGAAGTCTTTCAATGACATCTGGTTCAAGTAGTTGAGCTTTAAAAGGGGCAGGCGTTCGGTGAGTTCCATTCTTGTTGTATATAATACAAAAAGAAATTATTTCTAAATCCTTTTGGGAAAAGTGTTTTTTATCATTCCAAAAGGATTTGCCTAAATATGGCGAACTCCTTGTCCCGCCAATAGTACTTCTTCTGGTTCCTGGCAACCAAGACATTCATGTGCTCTCTGTTATCGGTTGCCCACTTCTTCTTCATAGCGTCGTGGCGCTCTTTGTTCTTGGCAATCCATTTGGCGGTGGCGCGTTTTTGGGCTTCAGTTGCTGGCATATCTTATACAATACTATGAGATATTCCTAAATCCTTTTGGATATATAATTAAGACAATTGCTTGATTCTCTTTTTGATGTCGCGAATCACCCCGTTATAGTATGCTCGTTGTTTCAAAATAAAAGTGAGCGGTCCATTACTTATAGGTCTACCTTTTGGTAAGTCTATATCAAAATTATATTCACCATCTTGGATGCCCTTTTCATAATATGGATTTTTATTTCCGTTCTTTTTAACCATATCTATAAAGCTATTTACTTTTTTCATTCCAGGTTCATAGTACTCTCTAAGTTGTCTTTCTAAACTCTTAATATCAACACCACCGAACTCTTCTCGGTCGTCTTCGTCAAAATCGGAATCGTCTTCCTCGTCGTCTTCCATTACAGGCGCAGCAACCACAATGGGTTCCGGCTTAGGCGCAGCAACAACAGGTTCTGGTTTCTTTACTCCCGCAGTTTTCACATTGTTCCAAGCTTGGAGAAACTCGGGCTTGTCGCTTCCAAAGAATGAAGTGATTTTATTCTTCTGAGACCACTCCTTCAGAAACTCATTGTATTTGGGACGAGTCTTCACTTCCATTATATCACTATCTGATACTATTTTACGAAATGTAGATAACTGAATGTTCAATTCAGCTAAAACCAATCCAGATTCAGTAGATAAAAACGCGTATTGAATAAAGTCGTCGGTGGTAGTCATTGTATATACTACTAAAAGATATTATATCTAAGTACTTTTCCTAAATATAATACAAAATGGTTTCTCCTAAATAATCGGCTCCGGGTCGGGGTCGGGGTCGGGGTCGGGGTCGTCCTCTACCTTACAGCAACACAACCAATAAAAACAGCGATACAAACTATCCCACACAAACTGTAATGCGCTTATTAAACATACCCTCATATAATTAGCATTTATATTTTCCGCTACCCTTTCCGCCAACAGAAGACGGCCTCGCCGTATTTGTGGAAGGTGCTACGTTTCTGGTTTGGCAAATGCATGATGAAATCGGCAACACGACCGATGGAGGCAATATACACGTCGTAGATTTCGTTGCTAACTGCGACACAGTACCAACCCCCCTTTGACAAATGCTGCCAAGATAATTCGCACAACACGGTATAAAAATGGTTCCACTCATCTCGGGTTCTTATACACTGTCCAGTATATTTTTCTATGTTGTAGTAGGGCGGGTTGTAGAGGACCATATCATATTCAGTCTCCGCATAGTTGAAATCTAAACAGCTGATGAAGTTCATATCAATTTCGGTTTCGCTGTGTTTATGAAGTAAGCTCACCATATCCATGTAAGGTCGCTTCAATGCGTGGTTGGTGTCGCACCCAATCCAGCGGGGAACACCGGCCGCGCATGCGGCCGTAAGAAGGCCACCCCACCCAGCACAAGGAGACAGAACACACGTCGGCTTGAATCGGTCATACAGGGACATCGCAATGTGAGGCTGAAAGATGCTAATCGTTCCAAAGTAGAGGTTGAAGATGCGATACATAACCCACATCTCACCACGCCATGGCTCCACCTCATTATACCACATCAGCATTTTCTGAACATATGCCTTCTCCAAGAATCCATTTTTGTTGTTCAAAAAATCAATGAAAGAGATTCCTTCCCTGCCGACAGTATTCATCCTCTCAACGTGGGTAAAATAATTGACGAAGTCGGATCCGACGCGGCATTTGAGTTTTGGGTTTCCTCTAAATAACGCCAGCTGGTAGAAATCCAATATGATTTGTTCGGTTGTGAGATTGGGATAGATGATTCGTGAAATTGCTAAATTGTCGTACATTATAGAATAGAGGCAGAGTAAAATTGTCTAAAAACTCCCAACGATGTGTTTGTAAAATTGGCTCGGAGACTTTTTAAAGATGATGAAAAAGTATCGGCCTCTCCACTTCTTGATATTACAGACAACGATGTCATGAATATACCACCCAGTCTTTTTCATTTCATCCAATCGCTTTGGTGTTAGCGTTGCGAAGCAGCGGTCATTACCAAGAAAGGCGATTCCCTTGTTTGCCTTGCCAGTATAGTATTTCAATAATCGGAAAAAAGCATTCTCTCGTTTTACTCCGTCATCAAGACGAAATGGTGGATTGGTAATTACCCAATCAATCTCGCCAGTGTATTCTTTGTAGTCGCGGCCTTCTGTTATCTCCGTCCAGTCCTTCTCTACGAAATCTGGAAATGAATTGTAAAATGCGCCTTCGCCGCGAAATGGCTCAAAGACTTTGTCGCCGTTGGATAAATCTATGTGCTTAATCAATTCTTCACAAAGTGCTTGTGGCGTTTGGTGAAAATAGTATACATCGTTTTTCTCCATTATACAATAGAGGTAGAGTATTATTCAGCCTCTATTCCTTATCGTGGATTTTGATGTATGTCTTGGCCTGAGCTGCGCTACTCCCCATCGCTTCCATATCCGCTGACATCTTCTCAGTCTCCTCCATGAGCTCTTTGTATTTGCTCGTCAAGTAGAAATGCCTCAAACTATTGACGGACTTGGCCCCCCCAAAGATTTTGTTGAGTCTCTGGTTAAGCGACACGGCGGACAAGGGCTCAAGGTTGCCGTTAAACAAGAGCGTATCTACTTCGCGAGGGATAACCGCAATCCATTTGAGCAATATCTTCTTCAAGCTAGGAGGAATCTCCAATACCTGGGTCCCCTTCAAGTCCTCGCCATTCTTGGTTGCCGTTTTAAAAATATTGAATACAAAGATATCTTTGGTAAGGTCAACGTAGTTGTCGGTCTTCTTGTTGTAGTTCTGATACTTCATAGCCACATAATCCAGGGCACGGCGTGGAACAACGTGGCCGTTGTAGAGAGAGAGCAACACATACTCCTGTATCTCCATCAGGTCTGGGACACGGAGGGTCTTCTTCTGGAATAAAGCATCAGCGTTCTGTTTGAGGTCAGCGGTAATGGTGCGTAGTTCGTCAGCGCTGATGGCGGACTCTTCCAGCTTATTGGTCATCTCGCCCTTGTTCGTTTCTGCTGTGTGCTTTTTTATATCAGCCATCATCTCGGTTTGATAAGCCTCTACTGTTGGAGCGATAGCGACAAGCGCTGCGAGGTACGTCTTGCGTGTGTTGGCTGTCTTGGATGAAAGGTAATCTATTACCTTGGCATAGCGTTTGGTGAATAGTGTAGCGTCGGGCTTGTCGCCGGCGCCGAAGGCGCCCTTGTAAATGGAGCGGAGCAAAGAGTTGTATGTCTTGAGTGAGCCGGCGCTTATTTTGGGTTTGTTTGCTTTGATTTCGTCGGTGAAGTTCATAGGTTGTATAACATTGCTAAAGATATTGTTTAATTTATCCCCGTCTATATTTTCACTATAACTTTCTAAAGAAGCTATCCCAACATTAAGATTTGAGTTTCGTTTTTCAATGTAGTACTGCTCCAATCTTAGAGAGGTTCGTCTATCACACATACACTCATCAATGATTGATACATACTCATCTTTCCATCCACCCGTATCGCGAAGTTTTGCGTATAACTTGCTCATTACCTTACCACCATTGGTGTTAGACCTATGATGAGATATGCGGGTTTTAAAGTCACGGGTTGAGCCGACGTACTCACAATCGTGTATTTTGATAGAGTAGATAGTATATGGCTCCATTTTCAGTGTGGTATATGTATAGAGGTGCCTTTAAGCTGTTTTTACCGTGTCAGTTTAACAAATTAAACGGTTTCCGCCCCGGTTTAATTAAATAAAATATTTTATTTAATTAAACCGGGGCGGAAACCGTTTAATTTAAGTCATTTAACCATTTACTGGCACTGATAAGACCATTTATCGCACTGTTCGCCTACCGTCGCACCACTCACCGAGCGGATTTTGTTATGTCCCGTTCGCTACGCTCACACGGGGGCTGCGCCCCCGAACTACACGCGCTATGTCCAGTTCCGCACTGGATATAGAGCCAATTATTGAGAGACTTACGCTAACAACGCAACCCAGAATACCATATCTATAAAGCGCGTCAATCCATAGTATGAGAGGACCGTGCGTATTATGTATGCCGCATCAAACGACAACATAGTATTAACTGCTAAAACTACCATACGCGACGCATTGATAGATTTCAAAAAGCGATTAACTAAATACTCTTGAATGTATCCTATCACCTTGTTTTTGATTTGCTCTATTAGTTTAAAACCTTATGCTTAAACCAATCACCCACACAGAGGACAGCCATCTTCCACGATGCGAGTTTGATGATGTGATGGTTGTCATGTAAGAACTCAACGTTCTTGCTAAGCAACTCACAATCCGCTGGACTGAGATTGCCAAACAACTCGCTATAGATACTAATCAGTAAACACTTCTTATCTATTTTCAGCTTGTCGCCTTTCTTGGAGTTCTCAATCCCACTGTTCTCTACTAGGTTGGCAATCAACGACAACAACTCCATATTGTGTTTCTCACCGCGAACCTTCTGGGGCAAGTCAGTGACTCTATCTAAAACGCGCTTTGTAATCTTCGCTATCTTGGCTTCTTTCCATAAGCCATTGGCGGGTTTAAAGTAGGAAAAAGCCGACATTATACTATTTACAAAGATTATAATTTTAACCAACTCTTGTATAACTATAAGTTGCCGTTCCGTATGTGCCTAATCCAGTTGTAAAATTAACACCTCTTATATAAAACGTTGTTGAGCCTGTTGTAGTAAGAGTTCCATTTATTCCAAAAACAAATCTTTTTACATCTGCTGATACAGTAGCATCTGTTTCATCAAAATACTCAAAGGTTCTATATGGTGTAGTTCCTGTCGAACTGTCTGTTAAAATTAATCTCAAACTTTCAAATGAACCCGCTCCTCCAGTTGTCCTATAATTTACAATTATATTACAAATCCACACACCCTTTGTAGTTACTGTAAAAGACGCGATTGTTCCGAAAGTGTCTGCGGTAAAAGTAAACTCTGCTGCTGTGGTTGTTACATTATAACCCAATGCTGATGTGTTTGACGGTGGATAGGTTTGTTGTTGTATCAAAACATTATCATTGAATGTTACCGGGTCATTGAATGTTGTTGTTCCTGCAAAAGTCGCAATCCCAAGAACATTGGTCGTTGTTCCCGTTGCTCCAATGGTTGTGGTGCTTGTCCCAGTTGCGTTTATATTTATTGTTCCTAATTGAGTTGTCGTGCTTGATGCGTTTCCAATGTTGGTTGCATTTGAACCAGTAGCATTTATATTTGTAGTAGATGTTGTGGTTACAGAAGTATCGCCACGAAGTGTTAGAACCGCATCGCTTCTTACAGTTAGAGAGGAAGCATTGCTATCTATTGTTGATGTTCCACTATCAACTCCAACAATCACTACACCATTTGTTGCTGAACCTTCGCCAATTCTCATGGTATATCCGCCCGTTGCTTGTAACCTCATATTATCATTCGTTGTCACAGCAGATATATGCTGAAATGCCGGAACCAGATTCGTTGTTTCGGTTGTCACTTTGAATTGGTCGCAACCAGTAATATAGACATCTTTTCCTGCTCCTGCATCAATCTCAATATGACCTGTTGTTGTTGTTATGGTTACATCTCCAGTCGCATTTAAATCAAAGGTGGAACAATTGATTTCTGTTTCTAATGTGCTTGTTAATGTTATTGTTTCTGGAGTATCCATTGTGATTGCTAATGAAGCATTAATATCCAGTGCCGCACTATTTATTTGTGTTGTTCCTGTGCTTGTCAGCGTTGTAGTTGTTCCAGTATCCAGTGTGATTGCCCCGTCAGAATTAATATCTAAAATAGAACAGTTGATTTCTGTTTCACCTGTGCTTGTCATTGTAGTAATAGCACCTGATGTCAAAGTAATATCTCCCGCTGTTCCTTCAATGAATACAGACCTATCCGATTGAACGTAAAAATCTGCTGCACCATTTATTCCAAAAAGCAAATCTTGGTCCGTAGCAGAAGCGATTTGAAATACCCCGCTTGTCGGATTCGTTAATATTAAATCGGGTTCTACTCCTGCTCCTGTGCCTGTAATCGTTATTCCTTGTGTATCAATTGTAGTCAGTCCTGTTACATTAATATCAAGCGACGCACAATTAATTGTAGTGTATGCTGCCGATGTAAGTGTTACATCACCGGTTGATGATTCTATACCAATATCAGTTCCATTCAGATTAACATCTCCAGTTGTTGATATTATTGATATATCGCTGCCCACATTGGTTTCTGTCAATGTCATACCTCCAACAGAATTAATATCCAGCACCGTACAATTTATTTCTGTTTGTCCTCCACTGGTTAAGGTCGTTGTTGTCCCGGATTGAATCAAGGTTGAGGTGGTAGCTTGAATATTTAGTCCAGCACTTAGAGCATTAATAGCAAGTCCGCCAGATTGAATCGTCATGGTGCCTCTATTGTCATCTACTCCATTTCCTTCTGCTTGGATGATTTGCCCGTCATACTCATTCGCTCCGCCGGTGTCTCCCAACATATTTATTTTTACAATATTATTTGGTGCGTCCTTCAGTAGGTTGATTTCCTGTGAGAATCCAGATGTTTTCAAAAACTTCACAGAGGGTGTGAATCCGGTTTCTACCGCTGAGGTTAGTTGCTTAAGCAATGTTCTTGATGTCCCGGCTCCATCCCCAGCATACCATTGGAAGGCGCTACCCGCCACGCCATCTATTTCCGCATTTAAGAACTTTTTAGACGCCGCACCGCTGTCCGTCCAGAATCCGAGGTAATCATAATCGTTTCCAGTGGTATTGTCATAGAGGACGATTTTCTTATCACTGGTTAGTGTATTTCTGCTTATAAATACAGTTCCATTTGTTACGTATAAATCGTCAGTAATCTCCGCACTTGTGTTTATCAACAACGACGAGAACTGCGATGTCCCCGCCGATGAGGTAATCGCCGCGGATGACGACAGCCCGGATCCGAAAGAGCACGTTGCTGCTGGGTATAATACCACGCCATCTGCGGTTAAGCCTACATTCACCCTTCCAGTAAAAGTGGTCCCGGTAAGCGACCCCCACGATTGGTCTGTGGTCTTAACCTCTAATAAAGTGATGCGCCCTTCATCCGTAGCGATGTCTGCCGTGTTTGTGGCTATCAACGCGTCTTGGGCCGCTTGGCTCGCATTGTTGCTTACGATATAACCACCCAATGTTGCCGCTGTCGTGGTTGCCAATGCCAATGCCGCATACGCTACCGGTCCGTCTCCACCCGGTCCCGCCGGTCCCGTTTGTCCAGTCGGTCCTGTGGGTCCTGTGGGTCCGCCACCTGGTCCAGTCGGCCCAGTTGGGCCTCCTGCCGGTCCCGCTGGTCCAGTAGGTCCAGTTACAGATGGTCCTGTCGCTCCAGTAGGCCCAGTCGCTCCAGTAGGTCCAGCCAATACATTGGTAACTTGCTGGACAGTGATAATCACACTGGGGACAGCCGGTCGGGTCGGGCTTGTCCCTGCCACATCGTGATGTAGAAATAAAGCTGTATCTGCGGAATGCCACGCCAACTGGATATAATCGTTCGCATTCAGCGTGACCATATAATTGAGTGCCGCTATCAATTTATCGTGATTTCCTTCCAATGAAAAGAGGCTGTTGCTATCTGGAATATTGACACCGTTTTTTACAAACCATACCTCTACGGTATCTTTACCTCCATCTGATTTGTCAAACTGTGCTGAGAACTGAATGTTATATGTTCCAGCATTTAGCACTTTAATTTGCGACGATGTCGCACCAATCTGAACCTGATTGTTGTTCGGGTCGCTGTTATTGACCGTCATATAATTTACGCTCGTTGCCCCAGCATTGGTTTGGTCTACATCACTCCAAAATGCCCCCCAATATCCAACTGTTTCTAAACCCGCAATGATGCCATCTATTTGTTGCTGAATTGTTTCGTTGGTATTGATACCCTCTAACATATCAAACTGTAAATCGCTTATGTCCGGGTCGCTTTTAGTCAAAACATCTGTATTTACCTC